CATCACGGGCTGAACAACGACGCCGGCGCCCAATGGGGCGACCGGCGGGGCAAATTCCGCGCCCTGGCGGCGCGCCGGGCCGGCTACGCTGTCAAGGCCGCCCCATGCAAGGGCGGGCGCGAGCGGCGCCTGTGGCGCAACGGGCGGGGCAAGGTCAACGCTGGCGCGGGCCGGGCGCGTGGCGGCGTCAAGGCGCGCGTCCCAACCGTAAGGCAGGAAGGCCGTCGGCACATTGCCGCGCGGCAAGTCCAGCGACAGGGCCTGCGGGCGGCCCCATACCGGGCGCGCCGAGTCGAATAGGGGCGTCCAGCCCTGCGGCGTGACCGGGGACGGGATATTCCCGGCGGCGGCAACCCGTGCTGAAAATTCAACTGCGGCGCTCGGGCGCGCGCCTTGCGGCGTCGAGACAAAATCCCAGCCCGAGGCAGATGTGACAGCCGGCGCCGGCGCGGCGTCCGAAAATGCGCTGGCGCGGCGCGGGGCGTTAGCCGCGACATCGAACAGTTGCGTCGGCGCAAGGGCGACGACGGCGGCAAACAGCGGCGCGGCGGACGAAAACTCCGCCGCCGCCCTCAGCGTTGCTTTCGGCGCATCGAAAAGCGCTTGCCAGCCCGAAGGCTTTGGCGCTTGCGGCGCGGCGGCGAGATTTAGCTGAAACGGGAGAAGCACGTCACTTCTCCAAAATCAGTAAGACGCGGCGATTAAATCGGCACCTCTTCATACTGAAAACCGAACAGTCCGGCCGCCGTCAAAGCGGCGGTCGAGTAGATCGCGACAAAGGCGCCGGGCGGAATGACAAGATCGCCGCCAAGGTCGAAAATGGTGGGGCCGGTCGTTTCATAGCCGGTCGTCGCCAAGGTTCCGATTGAGGCGAGAAGCGTGTCGAGCGTCGGGGCAATGGGCAAGGTGGCGGCGGAAGCAAGCAAAAGACGCCCAGCCGGCTGGCCGATCAGTTTCGATTTTGGCGTCACTGCGGTCACGCCTGCAAAGGCCGTATTTGAGGCGCCGATCATAAGGCCGAGCGCGGAGGCCGCCGGCCAAGCAACGTTGTTGGCGAGGCTGACCTTTTCGAGCACGCCGTTCACGCCGGAGCCGGCGGGATTGTAAAGCACGAGGCCGGTGTAGGTGGTGGCAAAGGCGGCGGTAACGGCGACCGCCGCCTGGTTTGCGCCGCCGAAGCGCCCGCCGCGGTAGGAGCTTTCGTAGTAGCGACCGTGAATTTCCGAGACGCCAATTTCATTGGTGTTGAGCATTCGCAAGCCGGGCGGCACGCCGCCAGGAGGCGTTGACGCGGCGGGCGCCCCGACAATTCCTGTAGCTGTCATAGCCATATGAACGTGCTCCTATTGATTGAAGATGATCGAGTCGCCGCGCAGGTCCATCGGGTCGCCGATAGGAACGCTGTCATTATTTGCCGACGCCATGGCGCGCTGTTGGTTGGCGATGCGCAATTCTTGAAGGATGAGGCCGAGCAACTCGGTGATGCTCTGCCCCTCGAATTGCTGTATATCGAATGTCAGCGCGGCGGGCGCGCCGGCGGTGTATGGCGTGGTGACGCCGGCCTGCCGCTGCACGCCCTGCGCGTCAACGCCGATGCTGGCGGACTGCACTCGCCCGGACGTGTCGGTCAGCAGGCGGCGGACAAGGCCGGCAGAATCAACGCCGCCCGCGCCAATCGGATTGAGCGTCGGCGCGACGCCCGCCGCGACGTTGCCGCCGACCGCCAGCGTGCCGCCGACGCCGGCATTGACGACAGCCGTGCTGCCGAGGAATGCGACGTTTTGGAAAACCGCCATGCCCTGAAAAGGCTGCGCGCGGAGATAGGCCGTCGCCGTTCCCGCCGTCGTCGGCGTGATCTTGATGTAGCGTGACAGGCACGGGAAAGAGTACCCGCTATTCGCCGCGACAGCGGTGACGATGCCGCCGGTGTTCAACGACCCGTTCAGCGCCTGCCAAGTGATCAAGTCATTCGAATGCGTGACGGTGCCGGCGAGCGTCTGCGTCGTGAGGTGGAGCGACTGCGCGCCGGGGGTGTCGATGATGACGCTCGCGCCGACCGGCGCATTGATCAGGATCGGCGCCGGCGCGTCGCTGAGAAACAGCCCGCCCTGTATGTCCTGTTTTGGCGGATTGATGATCTTGACGTTGACGCCGATGCCGGTGCCGTCCTCGATGACGGCCTCAAGCAGATTGACCCCGGCGAAAGGCCCGGCGGGGTCGCCGACCAGCATCGTGGCGAGCGGCACATCGTTGTTGCGCGCAGCGTCGGTCGCGGGATCAATGGTGGGCAATGGGTTGGCGCTTGTGGCCAAGGACTCCGGCCCGGCCTCGCCGCCGAAGTCGAGCTGCACCACTTGCGTTTTGAACGGCGAAGGCGGCGTGTTCAGCGCGCGGTCAACCGTGCGTATCACGTCGCCGGAAGCGCCGGGATTGAGCGTCGTGTTGTCGGTCATTTCCGGGCCATCATTTTCTCGTAGCGCCCGAGCTTTTCCTCAATCGGGTCGCAGCTGAAATTGCGGCAGGGGTCACAGATGAATTGCGAACAGCGGCGGCAGGCCGCGACCTGCTTGGCGTTGACCTCGAAGCGGGCGCGGTGCGGCTGCACGTCCTTGTTTAAGACCAGCTTCACAAGCACGCTGCAATGCGCGCACGTAAATGTGTCGTGCTCAATGAGGCTGACCTGCCCGCGCGAGCGCCACGGGTCCGGGTCGCTGATCGTGAGGTAGCCCAAGGCGCTAGTCCTCGGTGATCTCGACCGTTTCCGTGCCGCCCGGCGCGCGCACGGCTTGCAGGCCGCCGACGATGTGCTCGACATAGGCGCTGAACGTCATATCGTCGGCTAGGTCGGTGCATTGCACGGTGATCACGTTTTCTTTGGCCCTCGCCGCGAATATCGGCTGGCACCAATGCGTGTTGATCCCGGACGCCAAATCCGCTGCGATGGCGGCGAGTGTTTCGCCCTTGAGCACATGGTGGCCAGCCGTGGTCATGCCGCCGCGTTTGGCCGCATAGCTGACGCAGACGACATCATCCGGCGTCGGCTCGCCGCCCAGCGTGATTTGAATGACGCGCATTGCGGGTTATTCCAGAAAGCCGAGTTGCCCGGTGACCGCGCCGGTATACGTTGACGACTGCGCGCGCAGGGCAAAGCCGTTTGACGCCGTGGCGGGCCAAATGAACATCTTGCTTTCGTCTTGTTCCTGCCAGCGCAGCGAGCCGCGTTGATTCATGCCCTCGTTGAAGACAACTGAACTGGCTGTGATTGTGCCCTCCGCCGTGGCATTGACGCCGCCAAGCGCCGAGCATGCCGCGTCGGCGGGGTCGGTCGGATTTGGCGTGAAAGCCGTTGTCGTTCCGGCGGCGGTCTGCCGCGAAAGGTCGAACTGGATATAGGTGTCGGTCGCGTTTGGATTGGTGGCGGAACCAAGGATGATTTCGACGATCTTTCCGCGACGCGGCGTCGAAGCGGCGGCGGTCGCGATGACGGCGGTCTTGTAGGACGCGCTGACCGCGGCCTGATTGCCGGGGATCATGTATTTTGCCATTGCAGTGCTCCTGAATTATGCCGGCCGCTAGAACCACGAATAGAGGATGGTGACGTTGAGGCTGGCGCTGTTGAACAGCGTCACGGCGTCAATGAAGATTTGCTGCGCCGCGCTGGCGGAAAATGCCCGCTTGAGAATGGCGGCGTCGGACACCGTGACCAAGGCGTTCGCCCCAACGGCGATTGCCGCCGCAACGTCAACGCCGCCTGCCGTGGTGCCGATTTTGATGCCCCCGGTGACCGCGTTCGCCGTCGTGTTCTCGATCACGATTCCGATGAGGTAAGCGCGCGGCGGCAGGGTGATGGCGGAATTGGCCGCAATTACCGCGCTTGCCTTGGCCGATGTCATCATGCCGGGAACGGTGAGCGGCATCAGAAGGTTTCCAGAACCGAAACGGTTTGCGTGCCCGCCGCGACAATCCCGAAGACCGCCGCCGTCGTTTGCAAGGTCAGCGAGGCGCCGACGACGCCGGGGAGAAGGAATCCGTTGCCCGTTGTCACGCCCGCTATGCCGATGCGGACAGCCGTCGTGCCCTCGTTTTCGATGGTGACCGAGCCGCGCCCAGCCCGCAAGGCGGCAATTTGCGTTGCGGTCGTGCCGACGCTGACCTGCGCCGTGGCAATCGCGGTATTGCCCGCCTGCAAAAAAGGCAGCGGGTTCGCCAGCGAATAGGCCTTGCCCGTAACCGGGTCGATAAGGGAGGCTGCGGACATCGGATGGCCCCTACGCGCCGAGCTGCATGTGCCAGGCGCCGGCGGTGTGGCAGAAGAATGTAGCGCTCTTCGTCGCCGGGATCGACACGCCGGTCGCCGTGGCGACGCCGTTGATCGTATCGGGCGCGGTGCCATAGACTTGCACGGCGTTCGTCGCGTGTGCGTTTGACACGCTCAACTCGTAGCCCGGTACGGATAGCGGCAGTTTCACGCCGTTGCCGGCGGCGGCATTGGTCACGACGCGGCTGTTCGCGGCGGTCAGCTGCGTGGCGGCGGCCTGCGTCTGCGTCGCGGCGGCGGTGATGTTGTCCTGCACGCTTTTCACGATCTGGCCGCCCGGCGCCATATTGATGACGGCGGCGGAAATGCGCCCTTTGAAGCGCTGCATAATTCCTGACGGCATGGTCTAGGTCTCCGATGATGCGTTGGTTTTGATTCTGCGGAGGCGCGGCGCGGCTTAATCGGGCTGCGTCGCAAGGTCTTCGGCCTCGTCTTTCGACAGGGGCCGGTCGTTCAGTTTTGTGCCCGCGATCACGTCGTACTGGCCGCGCCCCAGGTGGACCATATGGCGCTCAGCCGGGCCGGTTGTGGCCGCGCCCTCGCCGTGCGGCGGGTAGACCGCGATCAGCCCGGACTCGATCAGCGTGCGCCGGTTAGGCCACGCATTGATCTTTTCCGCGCTAAGCGGCGCGCCGACGGCCATCAGCGTTTCGCCGTCGGTGAAGGCGCGGCGGACAAAGCCGCCGCCGATCTCTTTCGAGCCGATCATGAGCATGCGCGGGAGCCTTTATGCGATGTTGCTGAAGAACACGCCAAGGGACGCCGCGACGACCTGCATGTCGAATGCCATTTCGTTCTCGTCACGGATGGTGCCCATGCCGAGCCAGTCCATCGGAATCTGGTTGGTGCGGATGCCGAGCGAGTTGAGGCCGGTGAAGCCCTGCCACGCGAAGATGTAGCCGGCGGTCGGCTCATTGAGCGACGGCGCGTCGGCGGCGTAGCAAAGCAGCGCGTGCTTGCCGAGGATGAAGTTGATGTTGGATGTGAGGCCTTCCGCCGCCGCGTTGTAGACGGCCTTGGCCACAACGACCCGGTCAATGTCGAACATCGCCGCCAGCATATCCGCCGTGACGTTTTTCGCATTGGGCTGCGACGTGAACTTGATGCGGTCAATGACCAGGGGATGCTTGCGCAGCGCCTGGTAGACCGGATAGCTCATGACGAGGCGGTTGGGCATGAAGCCCGTCGTCTGAAGGATGGCGGTCTGCGCATTGGCAATATCGGTGAAGGGGTCGCTGTTGGCGTCGTCGGACCACAGCGCGGGCGTTGACGTGCCGGGCGTGCCGCCGACGGTGCCGACGATATCCGTTCCCCACAAGCCGGTGGTCATGTATTTCTGCGCGAAGATGCGGTCGCGCTTGATCATCAGCTTGCCCATCAACGTGCGGGTCGTTGTCACGTCGATATCGACCGCCGGGTCTGCATTGGCGCGCATCTGCGGCCCGATATCCTTGTGCAGCGCGTAGACCTTCGCGGAATACGACTGCGTCGTCAGGTTGAAGCCCGTGCCCGCCGATTCCGCGCCGTCCGCGCGAACCTGCGCTTCGTCACGGAAGAAATCGGCGATGGACCAGACAAAATACTGGTTAGTCTGATGCACGACGGGGACCATCGGGAACACCTTGTCCGCGATGAAATTGTCTTTGTCCTGATAGTAGGCGACCGAGACGTTTGTCAGGGCCGCCGAGACGTGTACGTCCGTCAAAACGGGCTGCGGCATAATAAGGCTCCATCAGAGGGAAGGCCCGCGTCATCACGACGTTGGCGGAGGCCTTGCCCAAGGGACCGATTGGCGGAACTGAGAGCCGGATCGGGCGAGCAACCCGGCAATACAAAAGCCCCGGCGCGATGGCCGGGGCGAGGGGTTTAGGTCAGAATCTTCGGCGATGTCGCGCCCATCGAGAGCGTGAAAATCTGGCCGCTGACGGCGCTTTCCTGCGCATAGCCGACTTGCGAGTTCGCGGCGCCGGGTACCCAGTCCGTAAACGCACCGGTGGCGGTGACCATCTGCGGCTTGCCGCGCGTCACGCCGGCGGCGGCGGCGACGGCTTTTGTCGCGCCGATAAAGCCAACGTCGGCGGCGTCGCCAAGCGCGGGCTTGTTCTGCAGGACGCCGTAAATCTGCTGGCCGAGCGTTGACGCCAGCACCACCGTGCGGTCAGCCGCCTGGCTGAGCGCAACGGCGAGGAACTGGCCGGAGCCGGACGGGCCGGCGAGGCCCGCCGCGTTGCCGTAATTCGCGGCGGCTACGTTGCTGCCGTCATGCAGAAGAGGGCCTTCTGTAGCCATGGTGATGATCCTTCTGTGGGAAAGCCGGCGTCATCCGACGCGGGCGTTGAACAAGGCGCGTTGCTGGCGCGCCGGTGATGGTGAGGTCAGGCCGCCTTGCGCTTGGCCATTGCCTCTTCGGCGTCGTAGCGCTTCTTGAGGTCGGCATGCGTCGGGTCGGTGTAAATCGCGGTGAAGGCCTGATGCTTGGAAATGGTCTTGCCCGCCGCCTGCTGGCCCTTGCGATAGTCTTCGGCGACGGCGTCCATTTCGGCCTTGGCCGTGGCGCCGGCGTTGGACTGGCTCGTGCCGAACTCCTTGAACACCGTGCCGGTGCGGACTTGCTCGGACAGGCCCTTGAGCAGCTGCTCAAGCTTTGTGATAGAGGCGGCGTCGCCCGCATATGCCTTGCGCAGGACCTCGCCGTGCGCCTCCTCAAGGCCAAGGCCGACCGCGCGCTTAGCGAAGGCCGTCACTTCCTTGTCTTCCATCAGCTGCTTGAGAATGACCTCGTTGGCCGCAGCGCGGTCGAGCGCCTTCTGCACTTCGTCAGGCAGTTTCTTCACGATGGAGTTTTTCTCGATGTAAGCGGCGCGTTCGTCGGCGGACTTCGCGATGAACGCCTCGGCCTCGGCGGCGCTCAGCCCGGCGGTGTCAAAATAGGCCTTGTGCGCCGGCGCCATTTTCAGAATGGCGTTTTCACGGTTGGCTTTGGCCAGCGCAGCTTTGGCGGTGGCGAGTTCGTCAAGGTTTTTCTTGGCTTCCTCAACGGCGGCCGCCGCGATCTTTTTCTCTTCGTCAGTCATGGCTTGATCCTTTGCCAGTTTAAGGGCGTCGCCCGTGTCGGCCTCGGCGGCCTTCTCAACCACATCGGGCAACAAGCCGGTGAGGTGATCTTCAAATTGCGTGAACGACTCTTTCAGGAGGTCGGTTTTGTTTGCCGCGTCCGGGTCTTTGAAAATTGACCATGCGGATTTGCGAAGCGCGGCGGTTGCGGCGGCGATGCGCGCGCCGAGTGTTGGCTTTGTCTCGTCGCGCTTCATGATGAGCATCCTCGCGTGGGCTTGCGCTGGGCGGTCAACGGCGCTGATCTCATTGAGCTTCAGGGCGCGCATGATCCGCTTGGCCATCACGCGACCTCTTCGTCTTCGAGGCGCACTCCGCCGATGGAAAACCCGGTGTAGGTGCCGTCGCTGAATTTCGACAGCATGTCGGCGCTATCGGGCTTCATCGCCACCATAAGGCCTGTCGTTTTTGTCTCGATCCCGAACGCCTTGGCCACGTCTGTCGTCAGTGGGAACGCGAACAGGATAGTGCCGCGACTTTCGCCGGTGTGCATTTCCTTCGCGACCGCGCCGGCCTGCATGAAGTCAACGGCGGCGGCGAGCATCGAGTCTTCGGGAATGTGATCGTCTTGCAGGTCGAAGTAGTCGGCGCCGTCGCGTTTGCACACGATGGCCCAGCCCAGCACGAGGCCGTGCCTGGCGTCGGTCTTGAGCACGCTGGCGTGAATCTCGAAACGCTTGCCCATTGCAGGCTTGCCGAGCATTTCCTTGAACGGCTTGGCCTTCTTCGGCTTCTTGCGGCGGGCGCCGCCGGCATTCGAAACATGTACGTCAGCGGCGGTCATATCCTTGCGCAGCGCGGCGAGGAATGACAGGACGCCCATTTAGTTGGCGAGCCTGATCTTGGCTGGCGCTTGCGTCGGCACGTCGTCATAGATCGCGACAAAGCTGTGCTTGCCGCACTTAATGTCCGGCGCAACGGGCGGGAACGAGGCGGACCAGCCCATGATTTGCGGCTCGCCCTTGACGTTCAAGCCGATGATGGGCGCGGCGGTTGGCGGGTTGAACCGGCAGACCATTACCGGCCCCTGCATGCCGCGATGCGCGCAGTTCTTGCAGCCGTTCTTCTGCAGGATGGGTGGGGGCGCGTTCACTTGCTCGGCTCCCCGGACTCGTCGCTGTGATCGGGGCCACCGGGACCGCCACCGACAGGAATGTGCGATATTGCCTTTGTGATTTCCGCGAGCCTCTGATCAAAAGCCGTGGTGTCTATCTCGCATTTCATCGTGACGACATCAGGCGGGATGCCCCTTTCCTTCAGCCACGCCAGCAATTCATCGCCGCGCGAGGCAAGCAAGGTCGCCATGAAGGATTGCGTGCCAAGGCCGACCGGATCGACAAAGCCGCCGGCGCCGTCCGCCGAAGCGCCAAGCACCTCGCCGGTCACGGCGTAGCCCGCGATCACGGCGGCGCGCGCTGCCTCAAGCGACTCATGCGGCTGGCGCAGCGCCCGCCCGTCAGGCGCGCGGACTTCGAAAAGCTTCATGACGCCCTCTTGCGTTTTGCCTGCGCCGCCATCACGGCGGCCATAACCTGTTTTGCGACAGCGGACGCCTCATCGGCTGGCGCGGCGGGCGTCGCGGGATCGACCTGCTGCCATTGCGTGCCTTCGGGCGCTTTGGGGAAGCCGAAAACGTCGCGGCTGTAAGCCTCAAGGTCCTCATCGGGGAACAGCTTCACCCCGGACTGCGACAGCCGCAGAATGATGTTCGAGAATACGTCCAGATCGACTTGCTGCGCCAAGTCCGGCACGTAGCGCGGCATCAAGTCACGGTCGAAACCGTTCAGCGCCCATATCCGGCCCAAGGCGTCCTGATTGAGCACCGCGGCGACTGAGTTCAGCCACGCCTCAATGGCGTTGAGAAACAGATCGACTTTTGTCTCGGCGAGGTTCTGCGCGCCGCGCGCGGTGTGGCCCATCTGGATAAAATCGCAGAGGACGCTGGTCAGGATGTCCAGCTTGTGCCGCACGATTGGCGTGTTGGCGTCCGTGCCGGCGCGCCCGCCTTGCGGCACAACATATTCGTAGCCGAACATCGGCACGGTGGACGGCCCGTTTGCCCCGGCGAAAGTGTCGCTTGGCAGCAGAAGGCCCATCTGCTCGTCGCGGCGCGAGTTGACCGCGATCTGCTTGTAGACGTTCAGCGCGGCGAGGGCCTTTACATCGCCGCCAGCCGCTTGCTCAAGCAGCGCGGTCGGCACGCGCACGACGACATTGCCCGACATGCGCTCGATATAGATCGCCTCGCCTTCCTCCAGGCGCTTGACGAAATAGAACGGGCGATAGGCCGAGCGCAGGATCGAGCGGCCTTCAGGTGAGTTTTTGTATTGCGAGGGGCGAAACAGCAGCCCCTTTTCCATCGGGATATCGACAATCGGCCCGAACCAGGGCTGTTGCGTCATCCCGAGAATTTCGCCATTCGGCGAGAAAAACCATTTCAGGACTGTGTCTTGCGAGCGCACGGGCAGCCGCGCCCAGCCTATCGCGCCGTCCTTGTATTTGCTTGACGGCTTTGCCCCGCCGAACGGCTGATTGCCGGCGCGGCGCTTGTAGCAGATTTCGTGAAACGAATATCCGTAGCCCAGCATCGAGAGGGCTTCAACGATGAACTCTTCCCATGTCGTTGACATGTCGCTGCGCAGCGAGTCGGCGAACTCCGCTGCTTCGGCCGCCGCCGGGGTGTCGTTAGCCGGCTCGGTGCGCCACTCGACCTTGCGCATCGCGCCCTGGATCGCGAACATCAGCGCCCCGATGATCGGCGAGTTGTCAAGCATTTCCCGGTAGACCGTGACGCCTTGGCGCCCAACGAGCGCCGGCAGGAACTCTTCGCGGACATATCCGCCGTAGGCGCGGAGGCCCGTCGTTCCGAAGTCGGTAAAGACCGCGCCGGACTTCAGCTGCGGCGCGGGATTTGACGGGCCGCTTGCCGCCATGGGCGCATTTGGGCGGCTCTTGCCTTTGGCCATTGCGCTGTGATCCGGTTACGGCAGTTGACGCGGCGCGCTATGCACAACCGGCACGTGAAACGAAATTATCTGCGCGCTGGCCAAGCGCCCGAAGGCCCCGCTGCTGGCGTCCACTTGGTCCTTTGCTGCGGCGGACGGGAAGGCGCAAAGCTCATCGATGTAAGCCTCGTTCCATCCGCCGCGCACGATCATGACGTTGCCCGCCGCGCATTGCGCCGCGAAAGGCTCGGCCCGCTGGAATTTATCGCCTGACTCCGGCTGCGCGTGGACATTCCAGCCGGCCAGCATGCTCACGAGGTCTTGCGCTTGCGACTTGCCCGCCTGGCCGGGGTCTTGCGGCAGGCTGATTTGAACCTGCCTGCCGTCTGATTCGGCCACCGCGCGGATCGTGACGCGGACTTGATGGCCTTCCTCGCGCACGCGCACCACGTGCCCGACGTAATATCGCTTTGTGGACGGGCTTGAGCCGATCTTGACGCCGGCGGTCCAGGCCTGATTGCTTTGGCCGGTCTTTTTCAGCGACGCGGCCAAATCCCAATGACGAACCCAGCGCGTGTCGGGCGGCGCGGTGTCGATAAATCTGCCGTCAAAGTGTGCCCGCTTGAACAGGCCGCCCTCGCGTGGCGCGGGGCGCTGCTGGTACTGCCCGGCGAAAGCATAATCGCCCATGTCGCGCTTCAGGCCGTCAACAACCTCGCGCGGAAAGCGCATCGGGTCGGCCAGTTCGCCGTCATATTGGCGCGGGTCAATGAAACCTATCGGCGTGCGGGCGCGGCGGTCGGCCTCGAATTCCATCGGCAGGCACAGGTGAACGAAACCCATGCCCATTTTCAGGATCACGCCAGACACGTCCTCTTCGTGCAGGCGCTGCATGATGACGACGATTGCGGATTTTTCTTGATCGTTCAGGCGGTTCAGCGCGCCCTCTCGGAATTTTCGGGTTGTGGCCTGGCGCTCCAACACGCTTTCCGCCGTCTCGGTCGAGTGCGGATCGTCAATTATCAAACGGTCGCCGCGCTGCGAGGTCAGCGACCCGAAGGCGACTCCCTCGCGCGTCCCGGTCGAGTCGTTTGCGAACGACATTTCCGCCGTGCGCGGAAGGATCATCGGCCACAGCGACTGATACCACTGCGACAAGATCAGGTCGCGGCATTTGCGCGTGTCGCGCTTGACCGGCCCGTCGTTGAACGCGGTGGCGAGGAAGCGGTTGGAGCGAAGGTTTTGCGGCCCCCATTCCCAAGCCTGCCACATCACCGAAACGATCAGCGACTTCGAACTGCCCGGCCAGACGTTGACCAGCAGGCGGTTGATCTTGCCGGCCGTCACAGCCTCTAAATGTGCGCACAGCGCGTCGATGTGCCAGTTGTGGACATACCGCGCATTCGGCTCCAGCACATGCCAGGCCTCGCGGACAAAGCCTGCCAGCGTGGCGCAGCGCGCCCTTATCCCGTCGGCGTCGCGTTCAACGGCGCGGCGGGTTATCTCCGCCCTGATTGCCGACAGGGGCGGCAGCTGGCGCAAGGATGTCTTCAAGGCGGCGGAGGTCGCCATCGCTCACTTTCGTCAGGTCATATGAGCCGACAGCGCCGCGATGATTATGGTCTTGCGGCGGCTCGCGCATGCCGCGGCGGGTCTTTTCCCACCAGACGATGGCGCCGAGATTAGGCGCGACCTCAGCTCGGATCAGTTTGCCGGCTTCGTTGTATTGCGCCGGCGCGCCAACGGCCTGGCGATGCAGGGTTTGCGAGACGCCGAGGCTCGCCTTGACAAAGCCGGTCAGCAACTCGTCGTCAAAATGCTTGGCCAGCGTGTGCTTGCTGATTTGCACACCGTCGGCCTTGAACAGCAGGCAAATTTCTTCCTGCGGTATTCCATAGCCGGCGTATGCCTCGACCTTTTTCCGCTGCTCGGGCGTCGGCTCAAATGGCGGCTGTCCGCGCTGATCGCTGGCGTAGCGCTTGGGGTCCGACTTTGACGGGCCGCGCACGCGGGGCGGCGCTTTGGCCTTGGGCTTGCGGGGCCGGCTCATTTCTTTTCCATCAGGATTGCGGAGCGCTGGCGCGGCGTTCGACCCTATCCGCCGGCCATTCGCGCTTTGCCGTCATCATCCGCCCAACAAAAAACCCGCGCGGTTTTCCGGCGGGCGCGATTTCAGATCATGCCTGATTCGTGGCATAGACGGTGCACCGTGTCAATAGGGTAACAGCTTGCACAGGCCGGGCGTGGCATAGGTTTGGGCCGGGATTAAATTAATTATGCACATCGCGTATTTTATTATTGACATTGATACGCTATATGCGTAG